AAACGAATGACCGCATATCCATTACCTGCCTTATCGACATTAGGATACCAGAGTCTGTCATCTTTGGAGTTATCGAATTGACCACCTGAAATCTTCGTGAGTTCAGCGGTAAGAGCTTCGAGTGACTTCTTACCAGAGTTAGCCTTAAGCTTTGCAAAATCTACCATATGTATTCTCCGTATTGTTAGTATTAATAGTATTGTTTGTATGAAGAGCGAATCAAAGAAACGCTCCAACATTATTTAGTATAGCCCTACGAGCCGAATTTGTCAAGTACAATATTCTTTACCTTCTCACGATCATATTGTATAAATGGTCGGTACTTCATAATTTTGTTCAAGACATCTTCGACTGTAGGGTCATATTCAAACCTCTTTGACCAGTAAGCAGAACATTTAACAAGGTCAACGAGGAGTACCAACGTTTCAAGACTAATCTCCTCGCGGATGAAAAGCTTTATAACGTATGGATGCGTTTGGTCCATCACTTTGAAATTGGAATCGAAATCCGCATTCAGCTTGGACAATTCTTCTTTAAACAGGTACATCAACGACTGTTGACGTTTAGCCCAATCCCTATAAACTCCTTCTGAGTCAGGAGAATATGCAATTTCTTTTATCCAAACTTTTGGATTTTTCACCAAATTAGATAAAATATAGTTTCGTGGATCGGGGTGTTTAGCTACCTTCATAAAGTATAGCTTATCTTTTCTGGCATCGAACGAACTGATGTTCAGCTTGCTCTTGCCATTGTACTTAAAATAATTGTATGATGGTTTTGTGAAATGATTTTTAAGAGCAATATACTCTTTGTAACATTCAAAAGCCGACATCATACAGATACTTTGTTATAGTACTCAGCGAAAAAATTTCGTAGAGCACGATCCATATCGTTGTTGTTTCCTTTGTCTAAAAGAAATGTTTGATACAGCTGCCAAATTTTCTTATCTATTTGGTCAAAAGTTTTGTACTGAGTACTGACTTTACCCTCAATAACAGTATAGTCTTTATCTTCGAGGTAATCAATCAGATCTGATTCATCAAAATCATCGAGATCAAAATCAACATCAACTTCTACGCATGCTGTTCTTCTTGTGCTACGATACCCCATCACAATCTCCTCATATAGTCCGTAAACTTGTAGTACAAACCTTTTTCCCGACCATGTGCTTCAATTTCCCATGGTTGTTCCCAGTAATCGATTTTTGCATCATTGTAAACTTTGCCCTTCCATTTGACACGGTTCACACGCATATAGTCTTTCAGCTCACCTTTTGCATACTGTTTGATGTGAACCATCTCATGAGCAAGCACAAGTAGCATGTTACGCTTACCTAAGTTAGGATCGACTGTTATGGTGAAATCTCTGGCGCGATCGTTGGTGTCGTTCCAATCGCAAAAGCCATATACGTTTGTGTTTAATTCTGAGTTGTCAAACTCAATTAATATTTCGACTTTATGATAAAGCCTGTCTCCGAGAAGGTATCTACCGTACCACTTAACAGCTTCTTTACATAATTTTATTGGCACCTTCTTGGGTTTACCTGCTGTTCTTAATAGCATACAGTTCTCCCATTTGTCCAATAGTATTTATACTTAAATTTTCACATAGGAACGCTGCCAGCCAGTTAAAATTGGAGTAATTTTTATCATAGTCTCAAGTTTATCGAGACCAATCTTAACTGTTTTTTCACCGTTATATGACCATTCATAGTCATCAAAAATAATTACGCCATTTTCGGCAAGCAAATGATAAGCGCATAATCCATCGATAATAACATTCTCAGGCATATGTCCGCCGTCGACATAAATGATATCATACTTCTTATCTTCCTTAAGCATCACAGGAAGAAAGTATCGACTATCACCCATATAAGTATTAATTTTTTCGGTATTTCTAGTCAATGCAATATTGTTCAAATATGTTTGCTGTAAATTATCAGTATCTTTATGTTCAATGCTGCCTTGAAATGTATCAATAACATCTAGATGAGAAAACAAATTTAACAACAAGTTATCAGAAATCCAACACGTTGATTTGCCCTCATACGCTCCTATTTCAAGGATGTTCAAAGGTTGAGTTACATCTTTGCCTGTAAGTCGTAAAGTCTCGAGCCAATGAGGAATATGTTCACTAAACCAGTCAATTGTAAATTGACGTTCCTGAATAGGAGGAAGCTTATCGTTGTCAATGCACTTTAGAAACTTATCAAAGTAGTAACGATTAGTAGCATCTGGCTTATCAAAGTTGAATGAATTACGATCACCAACTTCAGCAATTACAAACGCTGGATCAACTGCTTTCAAATTCATATTGAACTTGTTCTTCAAACCAAGCAAGCCATCGATGGGCATTTGAATTAGCTTTGTTTGGTTGAGATGATCTAGCATCATTGCTGCTGTGTTTGGAGTGATAGCATACGCATGCGCTCCATTATAAAAATCAATATCAATGTAGTCGACAGTTTCATCAACAGGAAAAGTATAATCTTTTCTAGAATATAAACGTGGACCTAGAAAAAGAATTTCTCCATCTTCAACTGTGATATTATTAAGATCACTCATTACAATAGCATCATGCTCGAGCACAATACCAATTTCGTCAGACTCTGCAATTTGCTTCCAAATTTCAAAATGACCAATTGTAGCACAATACTCAGACGAGTAATCAAATGTTCTGATGTGATAACCATATTTGCGAATCAATTCGCGATTCGTCTTGCCCTTAACACCTTGAAATCGAGATGAATCGATATTAAATCGTTCACAGCTTTCGAGGCAATCATTAGTATAACTTTCAGAAACAGGATCGTCGATGCATAAAATATAAGCTTTCATATTGGAAGCCTCGCGCCACGCTTTAAGATATTCAAGTTTTCTGCTTCAACTTGAATCTTAGCTTTCATAGTCGGTTCTTTTTTAATCAAATTAGCGATATATTCGATTTCGATTTTGTTTGATTCGCACCAAAGAACAACAGCGTCGATATATTCCATATTTTTAGAAGAGCAAAGAAGCTCGATATCATTAATAAAATTATTATTCATCGGGATCATATTCATAACCTTTTATCAATTTCAAACCAAAAGAAACCATATCAGATGCAATTAAGACAAACATAACGATTGCAAATAATTCGAATATACTTGGAAAATTTGTTAGATACACGACACCATAAAAAACAAATTGAGACAATACGATAATCAAAACACCAACAGGAATATCTTTTATAAATTTAGTTTTTTTCATAATGAATCCAATGAAAGTGGCGGTCCCTGAAGGATTCGAACCCTCGACCCACGGAGTAGAAATCCGTTGCTCTATCCAGCTGAGCTAAGGAACCGTTAACTGAGAACTATAATCGGTGGTAACACTAGTGGCTTTTGTTTTTTCTTATTCTGTACCATGTTTCCTCCTAAAAAAGGTGGTGGGATTCTGTTTCCAAGTTCCCACCGGACTCATGTTAGGCTGCTAGAGCCAAACGAGATGCATTGTTATCGTTTGCATTTACGAGTTTACTTAGTCTAATCGTACCTTTATCACAGCCTGTCGAACCTATTTCGCCCCCATCAAAAGCAGACTCGAGGTCGTCAACCTCAATAAAGTGTGACACAATCTGCTTATGGTGGAGGCGGGGAGTACTGCCCTCCCGTCCAAACTATCTATTCCTTACGCCTCAACAACCAAGCAATATATTTAGTATAGCGGAACATCTACCAAAAGTCAAGTTTATTCGGTGACAATCCGTTTCCATTCATTATTAATCTTCAACCAGAGGTGACCATCTTTACCAACTGACATAGCAACTCTAGTTTCCTCGTCAAAGTGTTGATCAGCTTCTACTTCCATGCCCTTACCAATAGTCACTTTGGTATTGAATGTATTACCTAAAGATGTTACGTAATGATCAACATAATCTTTTGGAATAACAAATTCACCAGCTGCCCATTTCGGATACTTGGGTGTAGGTGTAACAGGAGGCGGAGGCTTATGAGCAGTCAGCGTCATCAATGCCTTATCAGGAGCCATTGACGGAGGAGGAGCTTTAGCCATCGCCTCTGCCGTCATTAGTGCACCGATTGGTGCTGCTGGTAGGATAGAAAAGAAAGCTCTACGATTCATGACAACTTATGTTTCGCAATCCAAGCGTCAGCATCGCCACGATACATGTAGTATCGAAGAATCACTTCGAGAGCGTCGCTGACTTCCTTATGCATCCAAAGATCCTCCTGCTCAAAATCGCGAAGATTGCCCTTGCGCAGCAGCCGAGCAATGTCGTTCTGCTGAGAAATAAAATCCTCCTTCATCGTTTTGACAATTATCTTATCGACAACATCAATATCAATTTCAAGCTTCATCTTTTCCATCCTTGTTAATATCAACAACTTCAATAGGAGTCCAATTACCAGAAGGATCCTTTATCTGAATCTCGTGCTTAACGACACCCCAATACAACTCGAATGGGTCGTGCTCCATACCGACCCATCCCCAGTAGTTTACTGCTCTGATATCAGCAATTGTTTTGATTATCATCTTCAATCTCCGTTTCCCAATAGCGGCAGTAGAAGTGGTCGCCGCAAGCATCGATTTCTTTCTGCGGATATCCATGCTCAACCAACCATTCAAGCACCCTACCCTGAGACTCTTTCAAATCGATAGGCATAGGGAACCCATACTTCCAACCCGAAGGTGGATCAATCATCATTACAGTTTTTGTAGCCATCAAAAGTCCCCTGGCGCTACCTGAAAGCAACGAACACCGTTCTCACGCCACATCTTTACTACTCGATCACGATCATCAAACACTAGAAGAGGATTATACCCTAGTGCACGAATTTCGTCAAGCATTTCCTTCTTTACGATAGAGTCGTCACGACGGTCGCCAGCCCTACGCATAAACAACTGATCAACGTTGATACCATTATCGTCAAGCCACTTTTGAGAAGCATCACGACAAGATTCGTCTCTACCCGTGCAGATGAGCACCGCGATACCTTGCGAAATAGCAACGTCGTAGAATTGAGCTACGTCGTCATGTACTGGATCTTTATCTATATCGCGGAACCAACCAGCCCAGTCCTTCTTATCACCAGCAAGGAAATGTTGACGATGGTCGCTATTACACAGCGTGCCATCCATATCAAAGATCCAACAGTTTCTCATTCTTTTGCCCTCAGTTCATTTTCCAAATCACGAATAACGTCTGTAAGGATCTTTACCTCAAGCCTGAGATCAAAGATTGTTATTGCCATATCCTCGATCTTGTCCTCAAGGAACTTGATCATCTGTTCGCTAGCTGATTTCATTTCCATCATATCACCTTCACTAGTATAGTGTTCTCATTGATTCGATTTTGAAGAGGCTTATCTGTCTTCAACTCATCCATCATTTTTCTTAGTATTATTTTACCTGATTTTGGTATTTTGTCAAGCACTATCTCAGGTTTGCGTCCTGTACCCTTACTCATACTTGTTGCTTCATCATAACCGATGATGCTTGTTCCTTTTATTTGTAGTCCACCACGATCGATTGCGCGAAACACGGTGACGATTTTGTATTTGGTATTGAACGTCCATAGCTCTTGTGCGCCCAAAATCTTCTCTGGATTGATTGACGCAATCTTGTAGGTATTGTCTTCCTTTTGGTACTTGAAATTCTTGAGGATCTTTTCTTTTGAAACTGCACGAGGCTTACGAGGCGCACGAGTTTTCTTGGCAACACCAGCATACTTTTCTGCATCCGTAACAAGTGTATGCATAAACTTGACACGATCTGCCAACTGCTTCTTCGTCATATGACGATAAGCTTCCTTCAGCTGTGGGTCTTTACCCTCATACGTTTCGATCAACTCAGTTAGTGGTTTGGCGTAGTAGGCAGCGATGGTAGGAGCATAGGTAGCAGGGATCTGTCTTGCTTTCAACCAATCGTAAAGGTTAAGCTCGTTATTGCCTTGATCAAGTATCTCTTCAATTTCGCCTATGATTTCGTCCTGACGTTCCTTCATACGGTCCTGAATTGACCGTTTAGAGGCGGCTAGGGAGTCCTCTGGAGCCTCTCCAGAGGCTTTGGCTACCCTACCTAGTGCCTTGGCTAGCTCTTTCTCTAGAAAGTCGCCTTCAGACGGTACTTCATAGCCACGGTCTAGCATACGACAGCGCCAAGCCACAGTCGTAGGAACCCAGCAATTTTCAAGCTTGGTAAGTAACTTAACCTCTGCTTTACGATTGCGCTT